CGCGGCGGACTGGGCGCCCGACAGCGACACGCCCGGGACAATCGAACCGAAATACAGGCCCTGCGAAATCGGCCCCGTGGGCGGGCTGTTACCTGAGGCCGCGGAACCGACCAGCGCCGAGCGGATTAGGTTGTAGCCGCGCGTCACGTAGGGGACGGACGGCACGGTTTGCAGCAGCGTCATCAGCGCCAGCTGAAACTGGCTGTTCAGGTAAATCTGATTGATGTAACTGTCGGCCCACTTGAACTCGCCCGAAATCTGACCGGGCTGGTTTTCTTGGAACAGCTGGTTCGCCGTTGCATATGCGCCGTAGAAATTGTACCCGTTCGCAATCAGGTTGTTCGCGGTGGTCTGATTGGTCACTTCCGGGACCAGCCCGGCCTGCCCGCGAAACGCGAAAGTAGTGCGGCCGTTCTGCTGATTGAAATTGATCGAGGCAGCAATCGCGCACTGGAAAGCGGCCATCAGCCCAAGCCCGGACTGGTCGTAGACCGGCATCACGCCGTCATCGGCCGCCACATTCACGATGTTGCCGAAAGATCCAGTGGCGTTCGGGCTGGTCGTCGGGGACTGGTCGCTGTCCTGGCAGACGTACAGGAACCGCTTGTTCGTGGTCTGAACCCACGCGGCGAACGCTTCTTTGTTCTGGAGCGACTGCTCGCTCACGGTCATGAACGTAGCCCAGTTCTGTGTAGCGGCGACAAGCGCCGCCATCGTGGCCGCCGGGGTGGACGCTGCCGCGCCCTGAGAAGTGACAGCGCCGGCCGCCGCAGTGAGGGCCAGCCCCGTGGTAAAGGAATTCGTGGTCGGAAACGCGATGGTCGACGCGGTGCCCGTGGTCGGCGAATCGATAACGAAGGCGTTTCGCAGCGCGTCGTAATTGACAGTGGCGGTCGATGCGACCAGCGCCGTTCCGCTGGCGACGGTGGCGTTCGTCGATACGTTCACGGTGCCGGTGCCGGTCGTCGCCGAGTAAGTGCCGATCGTGGAAATAACCGACCCGGCGGCAACGCCCGTGCCGGTAAGCGTGTCGCCTACCGCCAATGTTCCGCTGGCTGTCGCGCTGATCGTCACCACGCCGGCCGCCTGCGAGGCGGTGCCCGAGAACAGCGAACTGGCGCTTTGCAAGCCCGCCTGAATAAGCGCAGCAGCATTGCTGAAGCTGGTGGCGCTCGAAAGGTTCGTAGACGCGCCGGTCACGGTGCGGCCGTTGATCGCGACGACAATTGCGCCGCTAAGCGCCTGCAGTTGGGTCAGCGTCAGGGCGCCCAGCGACCCGCCGCGAAGGTACGCGCCTACGGCCGCCGTGTTGTACTGGAAGAAAATCAGGGTCGACGGCAGAACCGTGCAGTTATTGAAGCCCGCGAAATAGACATTCGAAATTGCGGTTTCCGGGGCGTTCGGGCCGAACCAATCGGAAACGTCGGTGGCGCTCGCAAACGGCAGGGCAACACCGATCGGGATTGACGTGTCCGGGGTCAGGATAACGGCGTTCAGGGACAGCGGATTTCCGCCTGCGCCCAGTACCCCCGGGATGACGTTGACCAGTGCAGAGGCCGGAATTGATGCGGTCATGTGTGAGCAGTCCTTAAACTATCGGAGTCATTATGTCGACCGGCCCCAGTTCCACGGCGTAGTCCTGGCCCACAGTCACTACCTGATTGTACTGTAGGACCGCCTGAACAATCCAGCGATCCTCATATTGCGCCTCGGCGTTTGTCAAGGGTGCACGTACCGGATCGTCAGCGTAAAGCGGCGTGGCCGTGGGCGCAAGGGCCAGACAGCCCACGTTATCGCGCAGCAGGGCCGTAAGCATGTCCGCCCATTCGCCGGACGTCGCCCCGTAAACGTCCATCTGAATCGTAACTTGCTGGCGTTCCTCAAGGGTTTGCGGGCCGGGCGCAGGGGCCGGACTCGTGGTCGGCTGCCACGAATCGATGTTCGTAGACAGGCGCTTTTTTAGCATCGCCGTTATGGCGATAAACGGCCCGACGGGCATGGCGGTACGTTTCGGGTAGCCCTGAATCACCGTGGGCGACCCAGGGATGTATTGCAGAATAAACGTCCGCAACACCGTGTAGATGTTTGATAGCGTGATAGAAACTGAGGCGGGTCCGGTCGGCATTACGTAGGCGTATCAGTTTGGAGGCACACTATAAGCTTCGTCCAGCCACCCTGGTCAACATCCCATGGGCCATCCGCTAGGACCACTTTCCAATTCTGGACAGCCTGCCCTTGGAACGGCGCGAACTGAAACAGGTCACCACCCTGCACTAGAATCCGCACGATGGCCTGCGGGTTGTGGAACAGGTAGAGCGTGCGGAACACGCCCTGAAGGTTCAGCCGGTCGACGTGCGCCAACTCAGATTTGCCTAAGGGCTGAATCTGCACCGTAACCGGCTGCGCAGCCGCGTAACTGGGCGTCTGGCTGCCGTCGGCGTTCACGGTGTTGCCGGTCGACGCCAGATACTGGGCCGGCTTGTCGGCGTTCACGCTGTTGATAGCCGAACGGACGATACCGTGGAGATTCAAGCTTTCACCACTTCATAATCCGGGGAGCGCTGTAGCACGCCGGTATCCACGAGGCCTTTATTGAAGCCCTTGCGCGCGACGGTCGACGGCGCGTTGTCCGCGGGCCACTGGGCAATCTCGGATTCCAGTTCGTCGCGCATGGACTGCCCCAACATCGCCAGCGCTTTCCCGCCGTCGTAGTTCGTCGCCTTGATCGCGGCGGCCAGCATCTTCCCCCAGTTCTTTGACTCACGGGCGACCATGTTACGGAACGCCGGGCGCGCGGGCGCCGTGACCGTGCCGAATTCATTCCAGAACGCCACTTGCGCCACATGCAGCGCGGCAGCGCCCGGCGCTGTCTGGGGGTACGTGGCGGACTCAAGGAACCCCATGCGCAGGACCCCGGCGTTCGTGATTTTCTGCTCAAGGACCTTAAGCGCAATCGTGATTTTCTTCCCGCCGATTACGCGGTTAGCCTGGGCCATTATTGCCCCACGGACCGAACGGCCCGATCCCCAGCCCCCACAGGGGGTTGTACGCCTGAGGCGGCGCCGGAAAAAACAGCGCGGTTCGAAACTGGGCCGTCATCTGCCAGAACAGCGCGCCGTATTTCGTCTGGACGAAAAACGCTTCGCTGGGGTTCGGCGGGGCGGCCCATTCGGCGCCGGCGGACACATCGCCCTCCGTGGCCGTGTTGATCCGGCCCACGATTCCCAGCGGCGGGGTGATATTGCCGGCGCCGTCATTCGTACCTTGCAGGATCGCGGCCACGTGGGCGGTAAGCATGTACAGCAACGTCAGCCGGGTATTCGCATCCTTCACGCGGCTGCAACACGTGTTGTTCAGCAGGATTTCCGCGTAAACGAAATCCTGCGCCATGGCCGCGTCCGTCAGGCCGGCAAATTCCGGGTACGCCGCTACGAATTCGGTCGGGCTGAATTGCACGATACCGAAGACGGGCGTAGCGGTCGCACACGGAACTACGGGCATTTTTAGGTCCTTACACTGGCCGGTTTGTTGGGTTCAAAATCGGCCGTCTGAATTTCCATCTTCGCTTGCGCGTTCGGGTTCGTCACCTTGCCGTCCTTCGCAACTTCAATCGGCGCCAAGATACGCGGGGTGTGATCGCCCTCAAGCTGGCGCAGGGTAGCGCTTGCTTCATCGGCGGCCTCAAACAGAATTTCGTTTTTCAGCAACCAAATGCCGGGGTTCTCGGCTTTCCACTTTTCCCAAAAATCCTTCGGGACGCCGCGATTCAGGTATGGCCGCTGGTCGTAGCCGGCGGGCATTTGCAGCCCGGTTTTGTTGTGGTGGTTCCACCCAAAAATCCGCCATTCCTGATACCCGGACGTGCGAAGATTTAGGGGCATTTTCTTGCCGTCCACTTCCTGCGTGCGCTGGATGCCGACTTGCAGCAGGAACCCGGCAGGGGCTTTACATCCGATGATTACCGTTGACTTAGCGACCATGATTCAAAACTCCTAACTTAGGTGGTGAAAATAGCGGTAGATGAAACGATCCCCAGACTCCCCGGGGTTGCCTCGGAGCATACCGTAAACGGCGTTGCCTCGGAATTGTCGGCAGGCCCGGATAGGGCCGTGCCGTCGGCCAGCGACGCATAAACGGTGTTGCCGTAGATCGCCCCCGCAGCGAAGCGTAGCCAGAAATTCCCACGCGCGTGGAGGGTTACGACCAGACCAGGCCGGGCGCGAAACGCCCCCACAGCGGGGTCCCAGAATTCCCACGTCCAGCTAGCTTGCGTACCGGCGATGCCTCGAGGGCCGCCCACAACGCCGCCATTGACGCCAGACATTGACCGGTAGGGGATCACTACCCCTAGCGAATCCTGCGCGGTCTGGCGCGCGTTGTAGACCAGGCCGTCGGGAGCCAGCCAGCCGAAACGCCCTTGGATAGTTCCCGGGGAACTGGAGCGCGGGGCAAGCGGCCCGGCGAGTACGGAAGCAAACGGGGCCGCCAGCGCGAGATTCGCGTTGAGCGGCGGGGACGCCCACTGACCTTCGTAGGCGCCGAAATTTAGGGCGGCGCCGGCCCCACAACAGGCCGTCATGGCGCCGCCCTAGGGGTTACGGAACGAAAGCCGAGGCGACTGCGAACGGCTGGTAGAAGATGACGCCCCATGCGCCCTGACTCTTCTTCTGTTCCCAGCTGGACGTTTTCGTCACGATCGCATGCGCGCGCATCTTCTCGGTAAACGCCGCTTCGCCAGTCTTCTGACCCTCGATGTCCTGCGCAATCAGCTGCACGAACTCGCTACCGCCCGCCATGTGGCCGCCGTTCAGTGCAAACTCGGGAACCGTCACGATGGACAGGTTCGGGAAGTTCGTCTTGATCTGCGTGTACACGTTGACGTTGAACTGATTCGTATTGTTGAAGTTCGTGACGTTGCCCGGACTGATACCCATGGTCATCGGGGTTTCGGCGTCAATCAGGCCGTTACCCTGGGAAATCAACTGCTGAACCAGCTGCAGCACGTTCGCGTAAATGGTCGCACCGTCAAGGCCGAACCAGCTGGTCGGGAACGAGATGGACGGCGGAAGCGCTGGATCGTTCGTGCCGCCGTAGTTCTGGAGGCCGGCCACGCCGTACAGATAAATCTGGTTCTGCGCTTTCTTCAGGGTCAGGGCCGAAGCCATGTTCACCTGATTCGCCTTGTCAATGTGCGCCTCGGCAGCGCGGGCAAGTTCGCGCTCGCCCCAGCGAGTGTTCACCTGATAGTGATAGCTCTGGCGCTGGGGGAACTGTTCGTTCGAATTCGCCATTCCGTCCTGGCTGAAATCGCCGTAGCTGGCAGTCTCGCCAGTGCGCTCTGCCATGATGAACATCGCGGTATCGCTGACCCACGTGCCTTTCTTGGTCTCGCCGTAAAGCTCCGCGGCCTTCGTGGGCGAAACGAGCACTTCGATGATGGCCGGGTCCGCGAAAGTCGTAAACAGGGACGGGATGCCAGCGTTCGCAGCGGTGATCAGCTGGGGCTGCGCGTCGTGCGCCATGTCCCGGTTAATCAACTGCATGCCGCGGGCTTCCTGCATGAGGCCGGTCATGAAGTGGATGCCGTAACGGCGTCCAAGGTCGGCGTGGTCGACTGCAATACGGGTCATGTGTGCGTGTCCTGTTTCGTCTTCTGATCGAATTAAAGGGTCGAAATCTTCGCCAGTTCGTTCGGGCCGGCAGTGTAGGTGCCGCGCACCTTAAAGCCGGTAGCCTGATAGCTGCCCGCCACAGTCACGGTGCCGGATGCCACATTCTGCGCGACGTTCGTCACGTAGCGGCCGACACTGCCCGGAATGTTCGCGTCGGTAACGGGGACGTTCTGCGCGGTGCCCGTGGCCGCCGCGCTCATCACGTACACGCCGACGCCGCCCGGGGTGCCGCTGGTCTGGCTGGCAACCGTGGTGCCCGCGGGGACGCCCGCGATCACCAGAACGTCACCCTTGCGAAGCTTGCCGCTGGTGCCGCTCACGGATGTGATGGTCAGCGCCGTGGTGCCGGCAATCGTGCCCTCGCCCTGGAACTGCGGGGCCTGGCTGACGATGTTCTGAGTGGTGCCCGAACCGGTCACACTGTCGCCGACGTTGAACGCGCCGGTCGAAACGGCCGTGACGTTCAGTATCGTGCTGTTGCTGGTGAAAGCGGTCGGACCGGCGGACGCGGAGGCCGGCGCCGACAGTACGTAAACGCCCAGCAGGCCCGCGCCGCTGCCTGCGGTCACGCTGGTCTGCGAAAGCACTGTGGTCCCGGCGGGGATGTTCGCGCTGACCACCACATCGCCGACGGCCAGGATACCGGCCGACACGGAGTTGACGGTGACGTTTGCCGAGCCGCTGACCGTGGTCAGGGTTCCGGTGACGCCCTGCGTGGCGGTGCCCGCGGCACTGGCCGGGGTCGTCGCGCCTGCAACCAGCGCGCCGGTATTCGGATCTGCGTACACGTTCTGGCCGGGGGTGGCGCCTGCGGCGAACTTCGCCCAGTAGTCGCCGCCGTTCATCAGAGTGATCGGGAAACCAGCCGGAACCACCAGCGAGGTTTCGCCGAGGAACTGAGTAACCAGGGCCTGCTCGTTACGCAGCAGGAACCCGATCTGGTAGCCCGCCACGTAGGACTGACTCACCTGGCCGGCGGGTCCGACCCACGCGAAATTGCCTACGGTCAGGCCGCCGGCCGGGGCGACCAGCTGCAGCGACGCCGCCAGGACCGATGCAAACGGGTTCGTGCTGGCGAAATCGCCGAGAACGCCCGGGGCCTGGTTCGTGTTCACTTTGTTCTGAAACATTGCGTTTATGTCCTGTGCGGAGTGTGCTGCGTGAAAAAATTCTTACTTGAGGCGGTCGTAGCCCTTGATCGCCGAGCGCATACCGGTAACGGTTGCGGCGTCGGAGGCAAGACGGGGCTTCGCGGCTGCGTCCGCCTGATCCTTCGCCATCTTGAACATTGAGCGGTACGCCGAAGCGTGAACCCCGGCCGTGTCGACGCCCAGATGGTCAAGCGCGGCCTTGTAAACGGCCTCGGCCGAATCCATGCCAACGATTCCGATAGTCGTTTCGACATCCCGGCGGGCCGCGTGCAGCGCATCGCGCGCATCCAGCAGACGCTGTACCAGCGCCGCATCCATCGCGGGTTCCTTGCCGGCGTTGCCCTTCTCGGTCACTTTCGGCTGAATGTCGTCTTCGGCGTCCATGTCCTCGTCATCTTCGGCACAATCCTTGTCCTTCGCCTTGTCCTCGGCCTTCTCCGGGAATTCGTCGTTGGTCTTCTCGGGATCGTCGTTGCCGTCCTTCGCCTGATCCTTCTTCTCGATTTCCTCAGGGCCGAGGCCGTCCTTACCCTTTTTGTCGGCGGCGAGAATGGCGGCCAGAATCTGGGATTCGGTCGGCTTCGCATCGGTGGCGAGCAGCGCGGCGACTACGGAGGCAACTTTTGACGCTTTCATGATTCTGTGAGGGTTCCGATTTGTGACGGGATTAACGTTCTGCGCGATATTACGTTAGCTGTGTAGGGATTTGCAACACGGAGTCAGCCACGTGGACGTCCGGCCCGGCGCGGCCAGCTTCGACCAGTGCGATATGGTTCGCGACAATCTGAGTCATCCGGCCGTCATACGGGGTGCCGTCTGGACTATGACCGGGGGTCATGTCCGGGACGTAACGGTAACCACAGGACAGTTCCCGTTGGCGTCCCGACTGGATCAATTCGATTCCGTCACGCGTCCAAACGGTCAAATCGGCCACGGCGTAGGGGTAGCGGAATCGCGCGTTGCTAATCGTGCCCACGGTCAGGAACTGCTGGGGCTGGTCAGCGCTGACGGCAACGTGCTGCATCAGCAGGGGAATTCGGTTGTAAGTATCGATCGCCGCTTCGATTTCGGCGCCGTCCCGATACAGCATGTAGATTTTGGAGGGGTCAAGGCCCATCTTCTCGGCGCCCGGAATTTCTGAGCCGAGATATGGGCAAACGTTCGCCTTCGTGATGTTGCAGCCCGTCACGACTAGGTGGCCGTCAATGGTCTCCATGCGCTTGTCCATCGCAAAGCGCACGCGGTGCCCGGAATCCTCGGTCGGTTCGTCGGGTTCGACGGCCTCTACTTCAACGTCGGCGTCCGGGTCGTCTAGGTCGACGTCTTCATCGCACTCTACCTCAAGGGCGTTAAGGGCGGCTTCCTGATGTTTCAGTTCCTCGCGGCCGGCTTCGATCGCCTTCCGTAGCTGAACTTTTGAGACTCGCGCGTCTTTAGCGGCTTTGCCCTCTTTGCCTTTAACTTCGCGAATCGTAAAATCCGACTCTTTCCGGTACCCATTACTCATGGCTACCAGCCGACGAACCCGTTTTTCGGCCGCTTCGCGCGTCCCGTGGGTACCGTTGTTAGAACCGTTCCAGTCGATCACTTCAAAGGGCATGGGCCAATGGTATCCGGGTTCCCGGGAACTATCTAGCTGAGGCTCCAGCGCACCAGCACATCACCTATTCGGTACAGCCAGCGGCCCAAGTGAAACGCGGCCCGTTTCATCTAGCGCGGGCCGCCGCTGCCCTCAGGTGAGGGGTATTTGACGGCGGGGCCTTCGTATCGAACGCCGGGATAATAGCTTTGCTGGTGCATCGGCAGTTGATCAGTTCGCCTGGCAAAACATAACGATTTTCCGCCTCGTCCCACATCCCTTCGCTGATCCGGTAGCGCTTGCCCGACATGGCGACGTGCGTCTTCCGGGGAACCTTCCCGCCGGCAGAGTGCTGCCAGTACGCCTCGGTTATGCCCAGTTCCTGACGCCGGGTACGCTCGATGACGGCCTTTGCCTTGTGCGTTTGGTCTCGCGAAATCAGTGCCGCGCGGTCTCGCGACACGTGCTTAGTAGCCTGCAGCTGCCGGGATAACGTGTGCATGTCCCCGCCGTGCATGACGGATTGCCACACTTTCGATTCAACGTCTTTCAGGTACTGCTGGGGAATCGACTTGATTAGGTTCACCTGTTCGGCCACGACGGCCTGGTAGGCTGCCGCCGCTGCCGGCGTGGGCGCGAACTTGACGGTGAACCCGGCGTCCTTCAGGGCCGCACGGAACTGCGTCTGCGTGACGGCAAACGATCGGCTGGCGAACTTCTTCCCCAGATCCAATGACAACTTGTCAAACTTTGATATCCAGCGATTCCCATGCTTGCGCATCGCCGCTTTGAGTAACAGCGAGGGGTTGCGCGGCGCGTCCATGGCGTGATCCGGCTGCGTGATCCCGCCGTAAACAGCCAGAATCCCCTTGACCACTTCCGCGGCCATGCGATTCAGCAGCCCATCCAGCTGCGCGAAATACCAGTCCTGCAGCGCGGCGCTAGCGTGGAGGGGGCGCAAGGTAACGGGCTTACGGCTGTGTGGGGGCGGGTCCGCGCGTAGCTGTTTTGGCATGTTCGGATTCTATCGCAACCTGAAGGGCTGCCAGCGCTCGCCAAGCCGCTTTGGCTAAATGATACGTGCCGTCGGTATCGAACGTGTTGCCCGCCGCGTGGTCCAGCATGTGCCGCATGATCTTATTTGCGTGGTCGGTCGATATGTCCCGAGCGAACCGTAACCTCGCGCCCAGCGCATGCTGCTTATTGCCCAGCACCGATACCTTGGCGATTTCCGCCCACGCGTCGGGAAAGTACGCTATGCAGCCATCCCACACGGGCAGGGCGTTCCGCGCGTCACGGTCATTTGGTAGGGGCATGCCGGTTCCCGAACTTCAGGCCGTTGAACCAGCGGCGCAGCACGTAGCTGCGCACCAGCGATATGGCGGTAAAAATCAGGCCCATGCTGAACGCCTGGCCGCCGGTAATGTGGAACCCGTAGGCCGGCAGGATCAGCATATTCGCTGTCCAATTGATTGTGAACCCGATGGCGATATTGGCCCACGCTTCAACGATTGACCCTAGGCGAGTCTGCATATTATTTCTGCGGCACCGACACCCACGCTAGCCCCCTAGCGGCTTTCGTCGTTTTGGCGTCTGCGTACACGGGGGCATCAAACGTAATCCCGTGGTCAGGGTGCGTAATCCAGAAATTCTGCGACGGCGGTTCGAAGCCGAAGTTCGAACTGTGCGCATATTCGTCATATCCCTTGAGTGATCCATTGCCGCGCAAGCGCGCGGTGAGCATTCGCTTGTGGAAGTGACCGAACTCCATGACGTCGTAATCCTGGCCCACGGCAGCGTTGCGCGTGTTTTTCTTCTGCTCGCCGCGCGTCACGGGGCCTAGCGGTCCAATGATGCCGTCGCCGCCCCGGAACTGATCTCCGTGGGTGAGCAGGTATCGCGTACCGTAGATTCGATACAGTGCGTCGCTGCCGTCGGGAATGTAAAACGTAACGCGCTTATCGCCTTCGAAGTGTGCTGCGAGGAATTGATAGAGCAGCCAGCCGAACGAAGTATGGTTGCGATCCTTGCTCCAAGTTTTCTTTGTGTCGCGGTCATGGTTTCCACTCACGCAGGGCAAAAACACGTGACCGAACGTATCGGCCATCAGAGTAATCGCCGCCACCAGATGCCGGTACAGGTCCATCAGCGTAGGCATCGTGTTCAGTTCATTGGACGCGGCCAGTTCGTCATGGATGTTCCCCGAAATCATATCGCCGCCCAAGGGCAGCACAATGCCGGGATACGACATGCCGGGGTCCAGAATTCGGCACAGCGCTATTGTGGTCTCTACCACGTGGCGCAAGCGGGCGCGAGCGATCGGCAGGCTATAGGCGTTAACGCCCCCGATCTGCTCCGCTCGCACCGATTCGCCCCAGTGCAGATCACTGAGCATCAGTTTCGGCACGCCTGGCGCCTTCGCGGCTTTCGGTTCGTAAACCCACTTCGGTAACGCCAGCGTTTCCGTGTTCTGCTGCGCCGTGCCGATGTACTCACGTAGCGCCTGAGCGCTGTCCGCCTGACTCTGGGCGTCGGCCAACTGCCGCCGCAGATCGGCGATGATGGTTTGCGGATCGTGCGCGGCCTTGAACTGCTGTACGTTTTTTGCCATGGATCTACCCTCGTAACTTCGCGGCCACCTTAGCATTACCGAAGTAGACCCGCTTCACGTTCTTCCCGTGCTGGGCTGGGGTTTCTACGATGTACTCGGCGAACTGGTCCCGGAACGTCGCCAGTTGTGTAGTGGACACGCCGGACAGCTTCAGGAAATCCACTTCATAAACCCAATTTTCCGGGCCGTCCTTTGCGATCAGTTCAAGGCCCTTGCGGATTTTGGCGGGAACAATAACGTTGGGGTCGTGAGCGGCCTTGAAATCGGCAACGCTGCGAGGTTTCGCCATACTGTTAACTCCTACATTAGGTATCGCAGCTAAGTGTAGGCAGTCTCTGACAATCGTGTCAAGTGTTAGTCTTAGACCACGCCCACGCTACCGTCAGGCAAACGCCGGCCATGACGCCGAACAGAAAAAACGCGATAAGCCACCCCAGCATGAAACTACTTCTTCGCGCCCGGGGGCGCGGGTTTTGGCTTGGCGGCAGCCGCAAGTACCGCTTTACCCGTTTCGTGTTCGCGCGATTTATCTGCCTGGTCAGCCTCATGCTGTCGCGCCTGGTCCGCCTGGTCCGCTTCGTGCCCTAACTGCATCTCCATCCCGGGGTCCGGCATGGGTTCCGGCGCCGGGCCGGTCAGATTCTCATACCCCGAAAGCGGGTCATTCTGCAAGCGTTCTCGTTCCTCTTCGGGAGAAATAACGCCCGCGTTGATGTACCCCACGCCCGCGTCCGCGTCGGACTTGCGAATCTCGGACAGTTCCTTCGCGGTCGGTTCGTCTAGGGAAACCCAATGAATTGTCAGATCGTCATCAATCTCGCCGAACAAATCCAGCTGCACAATCTTTAGCAGAATCGTGAGGTTCGGTTCAAACAGCTGTTGCTGCATGGCGCTAATGCGGTCATACCATACCTGTATCTCACCCTCGCTTGAGGCGTTCAGGCCCGACGGGGTGATACCGGTCAGCTTGACCAGCGGGATTCCCCACACGGCCGCCAGATGTTCCTGTGACTGCGCCTGCAGTTTGTCGAGCGATGCGAGGGTCGCTTCTGCGAACTTCAGTTCCTCTTCGCCCATTTGGATAGCGGCGACCGACTGGTTATTGCGCAGCAGCGTGAACGCTTGAATGCGGGCCATCAGGCCGCCGCCCACTTCGCCCGCGTCCTGCAGCGTGGCCTGTAGGTTCGTCGACAGGACGGGGATACTGAAATTGTTGATCAGGTCATTCACGGCCTTGCGCGTGCGTAGCCACATATTGACCGACAGTTCGCCCAACTGTATCAGCGACATGCCGCCGAAGTTGTAGGCGGGTTTCAGTAGGTCGGGAACCTCGCGGCCTATGAACGTTAGTACGCGCGTAGCGTGAGTTTTCCGACCCATGAAATACCACGACACGGGCTTGTAGAAATCCTTCCGTTCGGGGTAGCTGGCATTCCAGCTATAGGGCGTTGTCCAGTACGGCTCTACCGTCTGGATCGATTTGAGCGACCCCTTGGGGATTGACTCGGGGGTCAGTTCAATCGGCAACTGGCGCTCGCCGTCGTCCGCGTCGTTGATGTTGATGTAGATCTGTGACCGACCGAAGAAACAGTCCTGCAGGGCCGCCCGGCGAAAACAGTCCCGAACTTTAAGTTCCTCGAGGCGCGCCATGATCTTGGAAATCTTCTCATCTTTGGCGTTTTTCTCGTCGGTACGCGCGTTCACGGGGTCCGCGTTTTCGTCGGTTTCCTCTTCGTCGTCGGGCTTGTCGGCGCCGGCTGCAGGGTCGGGTAGGGCCAGGTCGGCGGCCTGCTTATCGTCTTCGTCCTGCTCGTCCGGGTTGCTGGCGCCCTTGGACTGCAGTTCGAACCATTTGCGCGTCATCTCGGTTGAGATGATTTCGCAGGGCTGACGGTACTCGGAAATCTGCGTAAGTTCCGCTAGGTACGGGTAGCCCGGGAACCAGAACCCGCCGGCAAACCCGGCGCCGCCGAACCCCCACGTGGGCGCAAACCCGCCGTCCATGGCGATCGTTTCCCGGCGCACTTCGCCCGTGCAAACCTTGTCCATCGCCAGCGCTCCCGTTTTCCCGGGCAGCACGCCCGGCGGCAGTTCAGGGAAGGGGTAGGCGTCCTGGGCGGGCCTGTCGGGCCGCTGGGGGTGATCGTAGCCGGTCTGGACGGACGGCAGCGCCTGGGCGGCGCGTAGCAGTTCTTTGGCCCAGGACGGGGCTTTAGGGGGCTTGCGTGGTGTGCGGGCGGTCATGCCCGGGAGTTTACCCCGGGCCGCCGCCGTCTGTCGATTCAGGCCCCGATAGCCTTGACGGCACGCTGGTAGTCAGGGTGCAGAATACCGACCGAGTAAGCCAGAGACTTAACGGCGCGCTGGCCGGCGGCCTCGTGGTCGCCCTTATCGAACAGGGCAACCGCGTCAGCCAGACAAAGCCGCGCGCTGGATTCCATGCGGCAACCGTTCGACACGTGGGCCCGGGCAGAGATGATGGCGTCAGAGACTGAGAGGCGGGTCATGGGGAATCTCCTAAGAGGGGTGAATTCGTTTCCAGTGCGTGCAGTATCGGACGAACTGACACGCGTGTCAATTCCCGGGAACTATCATGTTTGTGACGCACGTCACAAAACTAAACACAAATAGCAATTGACGCCCGTGTCAGTTTGGGAGATAGTAGCACCGTCGGAACACGAAACGAAAACGGAATGACTACACATGAAACAGCAAGCCAGTATTCTCGTGGAAGGGCTGAACGTGCCTATCAAAATCGAACGGGTTCAGGCCCTACGCCAGAAGCGTATCGACGCTCAACTCCGCGACAGCCACGCTAAAGGGCATCACAGTACCGGCCGCGTGTATGGCTGCCCGGCGTGCCGCGAAGCACGCGAGGTTGCCCACACGTGAGCAACCGAAAAACAGAGGCAGTGATTGAGATTCCTCCGCGACAATTCCGCACCGTGAAGTGCTACGGTGCCCAAGTGCTGGTGCGCAACGATTCCGAAACGAAAACGGTCTACGTGCGCAGCAAGCGCCGCTCGTTCGTCGTTTCACAGCGGCCCTTGGCAACCTACGGAAACCCTAACTTTCAGGATCAAACATGAACACCATAGCCAAACAACAGTGTGAAGTTCTCGCCCTCGTGATCGCCGAACGCGACGCCCTCAAGGCCCAGCTAAAAGATACGCGGCTCGAGTGCAGAATGTCCCGTTTACTGGGGGACCTGTACCGCGAACAGCGCGACGATGCCCGCCAGCAGCTGACCGCTGCGAAAAGCGATCTGCAGGGCATGATTAACCGCGTTAACTCAGCGCTGGTAAAGGTGTCGAAATGAACGCCGTCCCCATGTCGGCCGCTGACCTTCAGTACCGGCTGCTAGAGGCGCGCATGCTGCACGGGGGTCAAAAATTCCAGCACGTCGAGCTAGATACCGTCGTTTACCGGGACGCAGCCCACAAACCGACCGAGACCGACTATCACGCTCGCAAACAATCTGAGGGGTTTCCCGATGTATATTCTCGTTAAAATCGTGGCCTGGGCGTCCGTGGCGCTGTTCGGCCTCTGGCTGCTGATGTGCGTAGCGTCTGGCTTTATCCTGCTGTACTGGCTCAGCCAGTGGGCGGCAGCATGAGCGACCCCCTCGAACAGACACAGCGCCTCGTGAATCTCAGATCTGAGCGCAAAGCGTTCGAGCGCTGGCTGATGGCTGAGAAAACGTTGCACCGTGAACCAGCCACGCTGATACCCACACTCTGGGCCGTCTGGCTCGCCCGCGCGGAGCTAAAACTGTGACGTGAGTCCTGACACGGGCGTCAGTTGCCTGTATTCTCTCAACCATGAACTACGCAACACACATCAAGTTTGGTACCCCCGAATGGTTCGCCCGCCACGCGGAACACGTCATAGCGCTCGATAATGCGCGGTTTGACGCCGAGGCGCGCAAGGGCGAACTGCCCGATACGTCATGGTCGGCCATTCGGCGCATGCCTGATTTCACCACACTAGGAGTTAAGTAATGAAATATCTGATTGCTTTGGCGGCCCTCGCGCCTCTATCTGCCTTCGCGAACCCGTGCGTCAGCAACACCACGGGCACGTGCAAATACACGGGCGACAACAGCCCCACAGTCCAGCAGGGCCAGCAGCAGGCCGCTGTAGCCGGCAGCAAGTCTGACGCCTCGGCGTCCGCTGTGGGCGCCACCACGGTCGACGTAGTGGGCGACAACATTCGCTATCCGCGCATCCCGGTCAATACGGCCGTAGCGGGCTTCCAGATGACTACGGCGCCGTGCCGCTACGCTGAGGGCCTTGGGATCCAGACAACCCCGGCGGGCGCCTCCGTAGGCTTCACGTTCAAGGATAAAGAGTGCTGGAAGGTCGGACTTGCCCAGCAGTTCTACGCCGTCCAGCAGTGGGAGGCGGGCGATCGGCTGATGTGCAGCGTTAAGGACGTCGCCGCCGTTCTGGGCAAAGAGTGCCTGATGATTCTGACGGCCGGCCACGCGCGGCCCGTTGCGGTTGCCCCGCCGGCTGCGAAGCTGTACACACAGCAGGAAGTTGATGCCATGCGGATTAAGCTGGTGTCGAAATGATCCCCGGAATTTACATTCGCTATTTCGTCATCCCCCTTGCGAGCGGGTCAGTTGTGGTGAACCCCGATTTCACAGCCATGACGGATTTCTACCCCGACGAGGATGCGCAGCATCTAGCCGACTGGCTGAACGAGCGCGCGGCGGGCTACCCGCCGATCACCCTAGACCCGGATCCGCTGGTAACATTTGACCAGCCCTACGCGTGGATCAGCCTAACGCCGGATAGCGCCCGCCAGCTGGCCGACTGGCTGGTGCAAGCCGCCGATACGATCAGTGAAACGCCCGAGAGTCCGACATCACCGCCGACCACACAATCGGGGCCAGAATCTGAGCGGTAGGCACATCCAGCGCGAGGCCGGGCAGTGATCCGCCGGCCGTGAAGTACGAAACGACGTGCGAGTTTGAGGGGCATTGCTGGCGGAACAGGGTGCTGTAAATCGTGCAAGCCGCGACAAACTGCCCGGCCTGGCCCATGTGCTGGTCATCCCGGTAGAAGTCTGCAACCGTCGACGCGCCTGGAATATTACCCGCCCGAGCCGCTGCGTCCACGCTGGCGAATACGGTGCCCGCAGGCGCGACGAACACGCGCGATAGCCCGTACTGGGCCGCAACCGCCGTGTAAACCGCGGTAATCGCCCCCTGCTGCATGGTCAGCTGCTGCGTGGTGGGCCACGAACCGGACGCCAGGAAATACGTCTGGTAGTTGCTGCCGTAGTTGGTCTGCGTCGGCCAGCCTTCGTAAACGAACAGGGTAGGCGAGGGCGTGGCGTTGTCGGCTGCCAAGGTCAGGAATGCCGTCGTTTCGCTGCCGATCGTGTCCCCGTTGAAGGGTTCGGCCATCATCTGCGTGTAGCGCTTGGCGGGTAGCGCGATGCTCCACTGGCTAGGCGATACGAACGTGTAGACGCTAGGCGCCGCAACGATCGCGGTCAGATCCTCGCCCGTGTGGATGTGATAGTCGGGATTCCAGTTCGTGCCGTTCTGGCTAGCCATGATGAACTGGCCGCCATTGATCGCCGCACCGTCGACGGTCAGCGAATTACCGATTTCATAAGTGCTCGCAGTCGGGCTAAAAAAAGGTCTCTACGACGATTAGACCCTTACCCCCTGCGCCACCAGCAACGCCGCTACCGATGCCCGCACCAGCCCCGCCGCCGCCCGCGCCAGCTTGGGTTCCCGCGGTCCCTGCTGCGGCCGCTGCGGTCGTATTCGCGCCGCCACCGCCCGATCCCGCTGCCCCGACAAACGCCACGGGGGCCGTAGCCGACGCGCCCGCGCCCGCCGGTACCGTGCCACCCGCCGCACTGGTAGTGATATATGAAGCCTTGCCGCCCGACCCGCCGGCAAACGCCGTTGTGGTCGACAGGCCGCCGCCCGCGCCGCCACCGCCGCCACCGCAATTCGAGTTGCCGCCGCCCGCGCCAGCCGCGCCACTGGCGCCCGAGCCGCCGCCCGCGCCGCCCAATCCCGGAGAATTTGAGCCTACCGCGCCCGACGTGCCGCCGTTGCCTCCTCCCGCCGCGCCCGCACCGCCATTAACGCCGCTGCCAGCCGAACCAGACCCGCCAGACCCGCCGCCGCCTGCGCCGCCCGACGCAGCGCCCGAAGTACCGCCAATTCCGCCGCCGCCACCACCGGCAATTACGTAAGCGGTAGTGCCGAACGTAGTCGCGGCACCCGTGCCGCCCGTGCCGGCAGTTGCGCCACTTGAGGCCCCCGCCGTCCCCGCCGTACCACCGTTACCAATCGTGACCGTTTCGGTAGCGTTTAGCGACGTGGTGGGCATATCAACAATCATGCAGCCGCCACCGCCCCCGCCAGCGCCGCCAGACCCGGCCGTACCGAGGGCCGTGAACCACAGGCCACCCCCACCCGCGCCACCGCCACCAATCGCCACCACGTGAGTAAGCTTCGGGCTGCCCGTGGGCTTCGTCCACGTGCCGGAACTGGTGAAAATCTGAACGTCTACAACGCCCGGGATGCTGAGCAGGGCTTGCGCTTGGGCTACGGTGCAGTCAATAGGTGTAGCGCTTGAACCCGTGTTGTTACACTTGATCGTGTTCGTGGGCGCTTGGGCCAAGTACGAATTCTCCACCCCGTTGGCCGTCAGCGACAACTTGGGCGTGGTCGTATTGCCGTCCGAGGAAATCGGCGCCGATCCGATAACGCCAGTGACCGACCCTACGCCGCAGGTCGGGCACGAAATGGCCGGCGCGGTCCCGCCGCTGGATACGATCGGGGCAGTCCCCGTAACGGCCGTGACGGTGCCGCCACCCCCGCCGCCAGTAGCCGGGGGCTGATTCTTGATGGATGCCGATACGCTGACCGACAGGGCCAGCGCGGCGAGCAGGGCGGCGAGCTTGCGAATCACAGCCCGGCACCCGGTGTGAAGTAGATCGTGGCCGCGCTTGAGGTAATCGCAGCGCACGTGCTGCTACCGGCCTGAGGCGTGTAGACCACTACGCTACCCGGCGCGACGGGGTAGTCCGCTGTGAACGCGCCCGCTGTGCCCGTGTGGGCTACCACGGTTGACGGGCCGCACACGATGAACGCGACGGCCGTACCACTGTTGTAAACCTGAACGCTGGGCGCCTGGCTGCTGGTCGCAACCGACAGAAACACTACGGAACTAGTAGACGTGGCGGACAGCTGCGATGTGAGGCCCGCAGCCCAGAAACTAGTGCCGGCCTGGCCGTTGCCCTGCGGAGGAACGCCGTACTGGGCAACGGCCAGCAGGGGGAACAGTAGCAATAGCAGCAGTTTACGCATTCAGCCCTCAACGTTTAAGGATCGGGCGCCACGACCCACCACGGGTTAGGAGTTATACCCAAGCCGGGCGCCCGAGCCAGCTTATGGGATAGCGGGCGACCGGGACGAAGCTTACAGCGTTTTAGCGGGTTCTGGCAACGGGGAGGGAGCGGGGGCGGGGCGCGCGGGCGGTTCGGCGTGGACCGACAGCAGCCGGCAACCCCATTTCGTGGCGTTATTTTTCGCCCAGTTGGCCGCCGTTTGGATGTCAGACAGCTCGATGAAGTTCTCGACTTCCTGCACGTAGGTGCATCGATATTTCACTTCCTGATCCCCTTCAGCCGCTTCTCAGTCAGTTCGGCCGTTTCGCGCGTGCAATCCTCACACGGGCAGCTGAACGAGTGGGGGTGTTTCGTGGGAGTGGCGACTAAATGCACGGGGGCTGCCGCGGTTTTCTTGGCAAATAGCGCTTTGAGTTTATCAAACATGGTGAACTCCTAAAAAAAAACGCGTCGCGGCGCCCCGTGCAAGCCGCAGTTCAGTTCGCGGCTCCGCGTTACCGGGTCAGGCCGTCGGTGCGGCCGGGATCAGCTTCGCCGTCAGGGCCTCAACACGCGCGGCGATCGCGGTAACGGCAGCAGCCGGTACAGACAGATCATCGGCGGGCGGGGGCGTCTGGATATTCGCGACGGCCGTTTCAAGGGCCGTTACGTCATTGGCGAGACTGGCAATCTGGTTGTTCAAGGCGTCGAATGCAGCAGACATGGCAAGTACCTTCCAAGTTAAAGCGGTTAACATCAGGGATATCAGGGCAAGCGAGACAATCATAACACTCTCCCGTTTCGAGGCGAACCCTACGCCCCGCCTGACACTGCTGTCAACAGCGCGCCCATATTATTCATGCTTGACTTGCGCGGGGCAATGCTCATCAGCGTAGCGTCCGCCAAGTCAGGCGAACCGACGTCATCTTGATCCTTGTCAATCTGGATTTTCCCCGTCAGCGTCTGCTTGTTCACAGCCTGCGACAGCTGCTGAACGAGCAAATCGCGCAGTGGGGTTTTACCGTCAATGCACAGGATGCGCTCACGGTCGTAAGGCTGCCCCTTACGGGCTTTCCATGCGTTCCAGCATGCCAAGCGCCCTTCATACCACGTCTGGGCCTTGCGGTTCGCGAACAGATCAATCGCTTTACGCTGTGTCCCGGGAACTATCCGTTCGGGCATCACGACAGATTCTGACCCGCGGTAGGGGATAGCGCCTATCGCACGGCCCGCAAAATACTGTTCGGGTTTTAGGCCTGGGGTGCGCAACGATGCCTGCTGTGCGTGGCCGCGCGCCTCGTTAATCAACCGCGTGTCGGAGTGCACAGCCGCGCCGCCCAAGCCATCCGCGTCGTAATCGAACTGATACAGGCCGTGTTCCTCGCAACGGGTCATGGCTCGCTGCACGCTGTAACCCGTATCGCTGCCCTTGCCTGACCACTGCTCAAGGTGATACAGCACACGCCCGTGAGTGATCGCGAATGCGTTCAGGTCGATACCGCGGTCGGCAACGTCCAGCGCCGCGCGCTTGGCGCCCGTGCGTAGATCGACCCCTAAGAACTTGTCGATATCGATGCACGCCTCGGCCCATTCGATCGGGATAACAGCGCCCTCGATTGTGGCCCGGAAATCGGCCATGTATTCCTGGCGCCAGGTCGTTTCATCCAGTTCGGCCTGCATTTTTTCGGCCCACGTGCTGCCCGGGAAGTTCTTCCGGGGGTCATCTTTCCACGTGAAATCAAAGCGCTTAATGGCTGGATTGTGGGCGCGCGTGAAAAACGAGTTAGCCATGCCGTTAACCGTCGACACGTCAATGCGGCACTTGGTATTGGCCGACAGGTTACGGTCGATGATTTTGGGCCGCTCAACGAACGCGAACTCGTCAACGATGTAGATTGATTTACGGCCGCCTCGTCCCATCTGATCGCCCGCCTCGCCCGTGATCGATGATCCCGTGAGGGGGAATGTCAGGCGCATGTAGGCCGACGTGCGGTCCTGATCGTAGCCGCCGGCAAACTCCGGGGGTAGATGCTCGAGGAATGAGCGCGCTTTGTAGAACAGCGTGTCCGGGTCGCCTGAACGATCTACTTTGATTTCGGTGGCGGACCCCACGCCCGCGGCGAATCCCTGGCGGTAGATGCACAGGCTAGCCAGTAGGGCCATGCTGACCCACGAGGCGCCGACGTCACGCGCCTTGACCACAATGCCGGGCGTCGACGATAGCCAGCAGTCCATCATGTGGGCGATCAGTTCGCGCTGCCTGGGCCATAGCTCGAACGCCATGACGGGATTGCGACTCTCAGCGATGGCTCGAGGGTCAATGGTGTAGCCCCAGTCGCTGATGAAATCTGCCAGGGTCTGGGCGTCGCGCGAGTAATAGCGCTTGACCCACGCCACACGCTCAGCGCTGCTAGCTTTGCCGTCCGTGGTGCGCAGCCACCTGAGGCAATCCTCACGGGCCTGCATGCTGGCCGCCTGACTGCCGTACACGTCACGTAACTCGAGGCGACGCATACCATAGGCCAGTGCGTCGCCCGTGGGCGCCGTGCGTTCACGCATGCAACGCTCGAATAGTTCCCGGGCGCTAGGCGGGCGCTTCATGGCTGCGTAGGCCGCGTTAGCTAGCTGGTCGCTCACCGAACGCCTCGAACAGTCGCTCAACGTCAGCCGGCGCAGCGTCCTTCGCCGCATGCACGCTGGCATTGACGTTCAGATTCATCGTGCGCTGCACATAAGCCGACTGCATTTTGTTCAGCATGTCGGCGGCCTTCTGCTGGTCCTGCATCTGGACCTTGATCACCCCTTTTTCGTCCTGGCTGGCGCCCATGAACAGCGCGCGGCCCGAGGGCGATAGCTCATCCGTGGGCGTCACAATCACCCGTTGAATCCCTACGCCCTGACAGCTGTCACAGTCGCGGCGCGGCTTGTGCGGCTCAGGCGCATCGGGCCGGGGTTCGTCGGGGTGAAACGTTTCCTCGCGGAAGTGCGCCAGCCAATGCTCAGCGATCAGCAGCGGCGACCAGCACGCGCCACAGGGCACGGTCACGATGCGGGTTAGCTCCCGGGGGTCTGCGCTGATAATCAGGCGCAGCCATGCCATGCGTTCGGCGAGCGTGGATTCAGTTGCGGTATCGGCCAGCGCCCTCAGGTGATTGATGCGCGCCACCACTTTGGCGTTGCGGTTCAGTTCTGAGATTTGCGCGCCCTGGCTGCCAATGGTCGACGCCACCAGCCCGGCCTGCCTGAACGCCTCGGCATAGCTCATACCGTGCGCCACGCAGCGGGCGTAGTTTTCCTGTCGCCGTGTCAGGGCGGGCGCGAGTGGGGCCGGCACGCTGGGCGCCGCCGTGGTGTTGGGCAGTGCGTCCACAATCCACAGAATAGCGCACCAAAAGTAAAACGACAATAAATCGTGAAAACTAAGAATATGCATGTACTTTTGTATTGTGCTACAGATTCTGCATGTATTAAGATTCTTTCGCGCATTCTTAAATAATATTCGATATATAAAATATAATAGTGTTAAATGTAAAGAGTGTTTAATCTTCGTTGTCTCAATAACCTTAAACTGTTAGAATCTTGGGGCACAATACAAAAGTACATGCATATTCTTAGGAGCTTGAAATGTATACCTTTATTGAAAGAGAAGAGGCGCGACTCCAGGGGCGCAAGCGTTATTTCACGGGCCGCCCATGCGTCCACGGGCACGAAACTGAGCGCTATGTGTCTACGGGGGCGTGTATCGCGTGTATTGATCCCGTGTGGCGCGCCATAAAAAAGCAGGTCAACGAAGATGTGCTGAAAATACACGTTAAGATTCCGGGTACTCTTAGTTTTGAGAAGCGGGGGGAGTTCGCCAAGTGGGTACAGACGGCCTGCCTCGATGCGTTCCTCGACAGGCAGTCTTAATGGTGCCCGGGGGTGGGGGTAGTAAAATGCCCCCATGCGCCCGCTCACCCTAGCTCGAGACTGTGACCACTATCAGTACGATGACGAATCGCGCGAGGGTAGTGAAGACGGCGACGATTATTAGGGCTATGCTGCGCCGGTCCACAACACTAGGAGTTTGCAATGCGTAAATTGTTTGTTCTCTCAGCTGCGCTGCTGTCCACGGCCGCGCTGGCCGCTTCTGTGCAGACGGTCCCGATTACGGGTACTGCCTCGATCACGATTCCGGCGCCTGTGCCTGGCCCTCAGGGTCCGGTAGGTGCGACCGGTCCGGCTGGTCCCCAGGGCGTTGCAGGCCCGGCGGGGGCTTCTCCGTCGGCCTCGAGCGTGGCTGCCAGTCTCGCCACCAATCAGGCATTCATTGCTGCCGTGGCCGCTGCGATCGGTCAGCCGGTCACGACGCCGCCCGGGGGTGGGGGCACCACGCCGCCGGCTGGCGGCTCCGGCGGTACGCCGTTTCCGAACGGCACAGGCCCTAGTGGCACGCAGTTCATGTTTTACTACGACGGCGTGACGCAGTCGCCCGGCGATTATAATTACTCTGGTGTCACGGCGAACTACGGCGCGGCGCCCGCTGCGGTTGATCCGCTGTTCCCGCTTGAGACGAAGGTTGTCGGACTGGCGGGCATGGGCGGATCGGGCGGATTTCAGCCCCGCTTTCCCGGCGATACGCTGGACGTCACGCCGTACAATTACCTGTGGCTGCGCGTCTACTCGGGCACGGGTAATGACACATGGTACTTGGGCGGCGAAGCACCCGGCGACCAGCCGTTTTTCATCAACAGCGGACTGGCCATCGTCAACAGCTACCTAACCGCGCCACAGGTCAAGGGTTGGAACTGGCTCAAGGTACCGTTTCGCCAGATCAACGGCGGCATCCACCCGAACACGGCATGGTACAAGTACACGCTCGCCATGACCGGCGAGACGACTATGCAGGTTGGTGCGCAGGTGTTTTCGGCGCAATGAGTGGGTCTGGCTGAAGATTCCGTTCCGCTCGATGTTGTCCCTGGGGACGAACAACGGCCTGTACAAGTGGTCGATTGTCCTGGCGGGTTCGACGAATGAGACTATTCAGTTCGGTGAGCAAGCGTTTAGCGCGACTTAAAATCGCTGAAAAATTGATATGGATCGGTGGCCGCCTGCTCGTCGGGGCGGCCATTATCATTTGTGGGGTGTGCGTTCTGGTTACCCCCATCTGCCTGATGATTCTGGTTTGGGTGGCTGTTGACCACTGACACGCACGTCAGTAGAATTTACAACGTGGCAACGAGCATTGGCGATCCATTGGGGGTTTACCGGCTGCAAAATCGCACGAAGCGATGTTTGAAGGTTCACATGTGGGCCATCGACGGCGCCGTATGCGACACGCACCCCAGCCGAGCTACGAGATTCACGAATGACGACACGGAAGTTACGTGCCTGCGTTGTCTCTACCACATGGGGCTGTACGTCCCCCTTGAGCGCTTGAAAGAGCATCAGTTTATGCTGCAGTTTCGTACAAAACATGCAGCTGGCGCGCCCTATGCCGGACATTGATCCCGTAATCCTGCAGCGACAGAAGGACTGCAAAAAGCACCTACGTACACAGCAGTATCCGGCCTGGATACAGGGCGTGTGTGCGTTCTGCGGCCAGGTCCGTAAGGATTACGTCGAGCCCCCTGAAACGTTAGCTGAATTGGTAGCAAGAGGCGCATGGAAGGCTCCCTGAAGCTGCTGAATCCGACAGTAGTTCGCGTACCCGATGGCCGCGTGGGGTGCCTCGTGGGCCGCGTGGATCTGGATGGCTACGTAGAGTTCAGCACGAAGCGCCGCCCCGAGCGGTACAAGCTGACGGTGCTGAACTACATGGGCCCGACGCGATACCGGCGCAAGGCCGATAAATCCTAACGTCAGATCAGTCTGACATAATCTTTGTGTGCTACCGCACAGACGGGGACTGACATGCGTGTCAGACTCTCCCCCGTCGATGTTAACCACACCATTTACTAGGATAGATAAAAGTGAAAAATCTGTACGTAATGACCGAGGCGCAAATTGAATCGCTGGCTGCCGAGCGCCTCCATAATGCCACGGTTAGAGATGGCTTCGATTCCACCTATCTGCGCGTGATCATCACGGCCGTGCAGGCGAAGCTGGGGGACAAGGTCAAGGGCAGGCGGCTAGCGGCGGGGGGCCAGCTGAAGGCACTGGATGACGTGAACGCCCCGTTCTATGCGGCCGTGCTACGCGGGGTGACCACGCCCGAGATTGCCGCGGACCCCTCGCTACCCCTGGACGCCCAGAGGCTGCGCACCCTCGAGCGCAACCGCCGGTCGACATTCGCCCGCACGGCAAAGTCCACGCTGGTCAGTTGGATCCGCGAGGGAGGGGATATCCGAGCCATTGACGTGATGACGGTCAGCAAGGGGGAACTACGCGCCAGTGTAAACGCCGCCCGCACCGATGGGGAGGAACCTCAGTCACGCGTGGAACGGGCACAGGCTGCAATTATCAGCCACGCCCAGAGGCAGGCGCCCGAGGCTGCACGCGAGACTCTAGAAGAGGCAATCGAGGCCCTACAGGCCGCGCTGGCTCAGCTGGATAAGCCGGCCGCGCGCCGTGAACGCATGGGCGTTCAATTGCACGCCTAGTTGGGTAGTTCCCGGGAACGGGTTGCATGGAATGTGACCCGTTTCTCTAATTGCTAATTGACAAGGATGTCAGGCGCTGTAGAATAGGCCACATGAAAACCGAGCACCAAGCGAATCAGGCCCTGGCCCGCACTGTCTGGCTGAAGGCTTCTAACCAGCTGCTACACACCCCAGCCGATAACGCCCGCGTGATGGCTGAAGCCCGCGCCCGTGTCGAGCGCGAAGAAATCCTGCGCCGGCTGGGGGTCTGATCATGACGAAGCGCGCCATGGGCCTAGCCGGTTTTCTGTTCATCCTTATCATAGCCATAGCACTGGGAGTGTAAAATGTTTTTCCTGTACGCCACTACGTTGATTGTTGCGGCCTGCGCCCGTCTGCTGGGAGAACTGGTATGGAACGAGTGAGCCCCACAGCGCTGCTAGGCGATGTACCGTCTGACCGGAAAGATGAGGCATGAGCGAACTGGAACGCACACACGCCAGGTACGTCGCCGCGACGGGGCAACTCATCACGCTGGCTGAGTACACGGCGATGCGTGCGATCTGGATTGGGTTTGGCGGGGACTTTCACGGCCCCATCGTCGAGACAGGCACGATGCCCGAGGTCAAGCTGCTGCCGCTGCTGGCTGAGCTTCGTGACGCGGCGAGCGACGCCATCAGGCTGCACAAGGATAAATGCGACGCGCTGGATCGCATCCGCGAACTTGAGGCGGCGCTCGCCGATTTGATGACCGATGTAGGCAAGTTCTACTGGGACCGGGACTTTGATATTCAAATGTCGCTCGCCAAAGCCCGCAAATCGGTGCCCCCAAAGGGAGACGACCATGGGTGAAATGGAAGAACAGGAATTCGTGGGCCAGTACGAGGGGTATCCGGCGCGTAAAGCCGCGCGGGATCTGCATAGGGCGTTGCATCCCGTGGGCATGCACACAAATGGGCCTTGCAGGGTTCAAGTAGAGGCGTCGCATCTTATGCAGTTGCTCAAGCCGTTCAAGGTTCCGGTAGACCGAGATGCGCAGGAAAAAACCCTACGCGCCATCTTGGATGCGGAACCCAACGCGCCGGGCCGATGTCCGCGATGCGGCTGCGCTAAGGTCTGCGAGTGTTCGGTGCCCCAGAAGGGAGACGATCATGGTTGACGTATCCAAGGCTCACGACAAAACAATCGTGATGAATCACGACAAAGACCCTGCCTACGCACCGTATTGCGGGCGCTGTCGTGGATTTCATCGGATGAGCGTCGTAGAGCCGTTCCTCTGGAAGCACGGGTGCGGCGCGGTCCACGACGAGAGGCAGGTATTGAACGCGGTGCCCCAAAGGGGCGACGTATGAGCCTTGACGGACCAGTCTGCTCGACGTGCATGATTCTTGAGCAGTATTGCATCTGCAACATCGGCGCAGAAGCGCTGCGTCTAGCCGAGGAGGCGCTGAAAAGACCGCCACTTACCGCAGAACAAGCCCTCGCTGCAGGCGTCGATTTCATACTCAACTGTCCGCTGGGCGAGAGTTTGGTGCCCAAGAGGGAACGCGAATGATTACCCGCTGGATGCCGCCCGAGCTAAAACCGGGCCACGAGTTCACCGAGGCGCAAATTGATCGGTGCGTTAAGAATTACATCCGGATCATGACTGATCTG